CGATTCCGAACCTTCCATGCCCTCACAGAGGGATCATGGAAGTCATCATGGTTGCGATCAACAGACCGCTTCCAATCATGGACACGACCCAACCCGGAGAAATCCGGGCCGACGAAAGGATAGAACCCTTGTAGAGTCCGTTCCAGTGTCTGGTCCAAATGGTCCGCTGTGTCACGAAGGCCGGCAGTATAAAACCGGTTCCTCAATTTCACAGTCGAAACCAAGTCCTTCACGTCTGACTTAGACGTGAGTTTGTGAACGCTCGGGTTGTAGGCAGGTGGTACCCTCTTGGCCTTAACGACAGTTACGTCGTAGCCTCGAAAGTACTCCTTGCCACAAGATTCTCTGAAGTTTCCACTCCAGAAACTCTTGTGCTCGTTCACTCGATACCCGAAGGTCTCGAGCATACGAACTACATCGGGTGCATCCGCGGTGGGACAGATGATGTCGTCACCGTAGACACGCACAGATCCCCGGAGCTTTTGAAGCTCATGTGGGGACCTGATCTTGCAGCCTCGGCTTTTCTCCATCCCTAGGAGAACGATAGTTGCGAAAACCATCGCTTCCATCGGAAATGTTAGAGCCGAACCCATCGACGCAAACTTAGACAGGTGGATTACACCATGCCCAGGCACATCCGCATTCTCACTCCTACATGCGATGACTGCATCAGAAAGATGCGTGAAACCGCGAAGCAGTCGCTCTACTACGGACTTCGAAACTCGATCACTAGCCTCTCTCAGGTCGAGAGTTGCCAGAGTCCCATCCATGGAGCCGATCTTAGCAAGGACCTGATTTGGTTCCTGCTGAACGAATCCGACGAAGGTACTGCCGATCGGGCAGGCCTCTAGTCTTTGGATGAGCGGGGACATCAGAGCCTGTTGCACATATTGCATGTGCGTAGGCTCAAGAGCGATGATCCTCGGAGTTTTGAGCGTCTTAGGCACATGAGTGACCCTCGTGGGTCGCTCTGCACCGGGTTCACGGAAGTGAATCGCATCCCTAGCCTCCTCGTTGTAAAACGAGGGACCGGGAAACAGGTAGTCCACAAACGGGAATACCTGATCTAGCCTGTGGGTCCACTCTGATAGGTTAAACTTAGCGTTTCCGC